CTGTGCTAGCTGTGCTAGCTGTGCTAGAAAGAGTTAGCTGTGGATAACTCTGTGCTAGCTGTGCTAGCTGTGCTAGTTGTGCTAGCTGTGCTAGCTGTGGATAACCTGTGCTAGCTGTGCTAGCTGTGGATAACTTTAAATAAAACCCCTCAGGAACCCGTAGCTAGACACATCTAGCAGTAAGGGAACCCAAGGGGGGAACTGGAAGTAATCACAAACTAGCAACAAGAGTGCGTAGAAGAGCATCAACAGTAGACGCATCCCCATTAATCAAAGACATTATAAAGAGGATGATGATAATGATGATTTTGATGGTGATGAATGCTTTATTTTTAGTGTTATTGGTATTGTTCATTAAGGTCATTCCCATAAGGGTCTATAGGCACCTAAGGATTCCCATAAGGGTCTAAGGATTCCCATAAGGGTCTATAGATCCCCATAAGGGTCTATAGGTACCCTAAGGATTTTCTTAAGACTCCATCATCACTGATACCTTTTACTTCTGATACTTTCATTTCTAACAAAAAGGGGGAGCTAGAAAAGACCTATATGTATATCTATATATGTCTTTCCTCGCCCCCCCTAGGAGTATGGATTTTATTCTGAAATACCCTGTTTTCTCTATTACATTGTCTTTATTATTTACTGAACAAGTGTTCAATACTAATAAAGCATATTTCAGTTATCACCTCTTGCTAGCTGTGGCCAGCTCTTGAGCGTATACCCTTTATCCTTATATCTGTCTACACCCTTATAGGTACCTTTAGGGCTGTGTCTATCTTCAGTTACCATCACACCTCCGATATTGGACGTATAGAATCCATACAGGGACTCCATAGACTCCTCTAGCCATTCTTCGGTTAGTTCGTTAATACCTTCATCAGCATCTACGCCCATGAAGTCCACTAAATACTTGACGCCTATAGCTAAGGCATCTAACCTCTTATGTATTAAGGCTTGTTCGCTACCCAAGCCCCATCAACAAGGTGTTTACCTTTCTTACCCCCCTGATCTATTTAATGATCTAGGTAGGAACATACAGTTCTGCTTAGAATACACCCCAAGTTCTCCAACTCTATAGTCTTTATCCAAGTCATAAGGATCACTATTGAGTAGCCACTTGTCAAAATTAGGCAGGTCTTTGACATCTTCTAAGAAAGTAGCAAAACAGTGCCATTCAGGGGCTACTACGGCTCTACCATAGTATCCTCTAGCGTCCTTTTCAAAGTAGCAACGCTTGAGCATATTAGACCATAAATCTTTGGCCCTCTTCCACCAAGGATAGCGCTTAAGGATATTTCCATCGTAGCCTACCCCATATCTTGATGGTTTGTAAAGGTCTTTAACTTTGCCTGCTCTAATATTATCTATGTTTGCCTTCCTGCAACTACCAGTATTAGGAAAAAAGACAATCCAAGACTTGCCTTTATATTGGATAGCCTCAAGAGGATCACCTGTGTTGTTAAAACCTTTGTATGTTTTCATTATAGAAATTCTCCTATATAAATTTGTTGATGCTATATGTCACCATATAGAATAGACTATATCATCTAGTCTTCCGCTTCCACTCGCTTGAGTGTACTCCCTTTCGGGATAGTCGTTACACGTTCCTATTGCTAGGCTTCGCTCGGTATTGTCTCAATAGATTCCTATAGAGGTTTCCACCGAATTCAAAAGATTTATTGACGACTGATTAAGTTAATCGTCATGAACTAGGGCACCCCTATCGGCAGTGATTCTAGTCATCTGATAGAATAGTGCATACTTGTAGTCTCCTTCAGGTACGGTAGAGTAGTCATTCCTGATACACTCAGGGGTGACACACATTTTATGATTAGAGATTACAGGTTCAAGAGTATCAATGATTCGGAGTTCTTTTTGTCCTGTGGATTTGACTTCAGTTAGTCCACAGTTAGGGTAAGTTTTCTTTAAGACTGGCTCAAAGAGCTTAAGGTACATGCCATCACCGAAGTTTCCTTCAATGACCACTTCATTGACTTTGTACTTCTTAGCTACCTTAGCTAGTTTATTGAGGACTACATCAGAATAACCTCCTAAAAGACCGCCTACTTCCATGACGTAGATGTAGCCGTTAAGGTAATACAAGACAGCATAACCTGTTTCGTCTTTCGATTCTCTATGAAATTTCAACAGCTTTCCACCCTTTATGATGCTTACGGGTTCCCTTAGCTACCTTACGAAGGTTCTGAGGTGTAAGCTCATGTTCCCTACAGAACTCCACAAGAGATTCTGGGGTGTAGGTGCTACCATTAGGGTCTGTAATAAGATAACGCTTACCGGTACCGTAGTTATGGGGCATGTCCCCCTTTTTGAACCTAGTATCAAAGCAATCTCTACATACAGTGCCTGTTCTACGTTTAGGCATGTGCTTACCACACACAGGGCATCTTACGGTAGCAACATCGCCACCTGCCCTTCTGTTCCAACCCATGTTCAGCTCAGGTCTCAACACATATTCCATGTTAAGAGCTTCAGCTTTAGGGAGCATCTTAATTAGGGAGATCTCAACATTTTCTTTACCAAGGTTCCTAAGGATTTCTCCTACAGGACGCTTTGAGCAGAAGTGTTGTGAGAGTCTATAACTCAAAGATCTTCTAGTAATGCCTACATATCCACTTGATAGGTCGTTATTACCTTTTTCGTGGATATGGTAAACTTTGTACAAACGGGTTTTAGCTCTAAAGTTGTTGATTTTCATATTTATGTTTAGTAGTTGTTAATTACTTTCTTATGGTCGCCCATAAGTCCAGACTATATCTTTTTCACCCCTGTTTCCCACTAACACTCAGCGGTACATAATAGTCGTTACACCTTCCTAAATTAGGCTTGGCTCGGTATTATCTCTTAGAGACGTTCACCGAATTTAAGGGTTTTATTTAATGACGAGGCAAGACAGTTCACCACGTCCAGAAGGGTCAACACATAGAATTTTATGTGTATATGGCACTACTTCATTGGATGAGGCATGATAGTAGAAGTAAGAATCTCCCTTAAGGCCCATCGGAGGACACTCATCAACTGGAACCCTCTTAGAAGGCTCAGGGAGCCACGTGAGCTTCATCGGAGCCTCGTCTAAGGGGAACATACCTACGATGAGGTCACGAAGCCGTAGAGGGTATTTATCGGCGTCTGAGAGGGTCGTATCAAGCATGAACTGCAGAGCGAAGCCTGCCTTACGATAAGATAGTTCACGCTTCTGTAGATCTTCTTCAGAGAATCTAAGGGGGTCTGTAGGTTTACCTGCCCAATGCTTAGGATCCTTGTCGTACTTGTCAGCAATGATAGAGGCCAATCTATCGCCATAGGAGGCTCTATGAGAATCATCATAGGGGTACCTAGCGGGATAGATTACAGCCGTGTATCCGCGCTCCTGTAGCTCGTTATAGAGGCTCATTTCATTCTGAGGAGTGCCCAGATAGATGATCTTTTTACCTTCACCGGGTTTTAGGACAGCGTCGAACTCTTTGACGAGCTCGAATAGCTGGTCTCTAAGAACCTGAGTGAAGGAGTTAGATGGAACTTCCACCTTTATGTTAAGGTAAGGTCGTTAGTCTTACCCCATCGTCTTTTATTTGAGTCTTTTGCGTTTTCAGTAGCAGTAACAAACTTACAATGATCCCTAGAGTAGAGTCCGCAGTTACCCTTCTTAATGTCCTTATCAAGGTGCATGCTAGAGTCCTTTTCCCACTCTTCATATCCTTCTACCTCATGGATAGTATTCAAGAAAGTGGTGAAGTTATGCCATCTAGGATCTACTACACAGCCTACATAGCTAGAGCGAGGTCCATAGTTACCATAGGCTCTCTTAAGCATGTTAGCCCACAGGTCATAGATCTTACGGATGATGCTGTTAGAGCCTCTAGCAGGAATTCTGATAGGAGACCCAAGAAAGCCCACGCCATAAACTGTGGGTTCCATATAGTCCTCAAACTTACCTGCCTTAATGTTGCCGGTCTGAACATCAATGACTGTTCCAGTCTTGACAAACTGAATGACAGCCCTAGGATGCTTGACTTTACCATTAGGAAGTTTCTGTTTCTTAGTTCTAGACAGGATCTTAATAAGACCCTTAGGAGTTTCGTAAGTTTTGTTAATTTCGTACATAGTTATGTTCCTTATAATTGACGATGCTTCATATCTCTATGAAGACCAGACTATATCTTATGCTCGCTTAGAGCACCCCCATTTTTCGAGTCACTTGACCCTACATAATAGTCGTTACACCTGCTATAAAGCTCGGCTCGGTATTGTCTTTCCTAGTTAGGACTGAGTTCCACCGAATTTAAGGGGTTTAAAGACGACATGGTTAAAGTTTATCGTCTGCGACAATGATGTCTGCACGGGAACCCGTTAGCTGGCCCTTAATACCAACAGACTTAACTGAAGGTGAATGGTCTGGCAGGGCAGGGCCCACATCAAAAAGGTTCTGAGTATCTCTTTGACCTTCTCTAGCCTTTAGGTGGCTCAGAAAGGGCAATTCATTGATGATCTTCTTAATAAACGTAGCATTAGCGTCTGCTCGTTCTTTGTTGGCAGACACTACCATGATCTTAGTCTGTGGATCCCTCCAGAGACTCCAGACAACGTATGCACACGTAATAAAGGATTTAGCTACACCACGGAAACCCATTAGGATCATGCGGTCACTAGGGGGGTTCTGTAGTAGCTTAGCAATGTCTACCTGCAACGTGGTAGGAGAAGGCAACCCGATAGATTTCCAAACCAAAGAGGTAAATAGTGGGAAGTTCTCATAGTAGGGGAGTAGGGCTTTAGCCTCTTTCTCAGTTAACACTCATGTCTCCCCTATAGGAATTCTCGAAGTTCTCCTTAGTAGCCTTCAGGAGCTTACTAAGTGCATTCTCTTCACCCTCTCCAGCCTTAGGGACACAGTCAATGCCATTACGTTCAAGTTCCTTAATGATTGCATTATAGAGCTGTGGAGACCTCTTATCGGGGTTCCTGAGGTCATTAAGCATGTTCTGAAGCATCTCCTCATGGATGTTACCTAGGAGGCTCTCAAGTCCTTTATAGTCCATTGTTCTTTTCCTTTCTTTTCTTTTCTAACCAAGGTTCTACCCAATGCTTTTTAATCATTGTGCAGATACCTACAAAAGTATATATAATTGTGATGACGTACACCCAATCGCTAAGAGGTAACCCGAGAATCACAGCACTGGATACTGCCAATGAAGGAGCTACCTGTGCTATGTTCTCTGATAGGTTACCAGATTCCTCATCAAGGTCACTCATTCATCAAAGAACTGCTCAAAGTTAGCTTTCTTGAACCCAGTGCCCTTCAGGAGTTTACCGTCTTCTCTGAACTGAGGATTGTAATTACCCTCACTGTCATAGAACTTACTGGAGTATTCCTTAAGCAGTTCATTCATGCCTGCTTCAAGGTCATAGCCACAAGCATTAGCGTACTGCACGCACACCCAGATAAGATCGCACAGCTCCTTCATGTCGTTAGGGGTGTCGACATCCCCTTGGACAAATTCCCAGAACTCTTCAGCAATACACTTGTCATACAAGAATGCGTAATCCTTGTACAGCTGGGAGTCCTTCCCTTGGTCATTTCTACAGTGCGTCTTCAGAAACCAGTTCGAAAGTTCCTTCTGGAGATTTCCGATAAGCTCTTTGGGTTTAGATTCCATAGTATTCTCCATTTTATTCTTTATCCTCTTTTACATACTCTTTCGTTCATTGATTTCTGCCATCTTGGCATCGTTCATTCGGGAGTTACCGTTGATGTTAGAGTACCCCAAATAACCACAGACACGGGAAATGACAGACAGGTTACTAGAACCACAATAGGGGCACGTATTACCCACATTAAAGCTATGTTGGTGACAATCCTCACAGTAAGCCGCATCAAAGTTCACACCCTGATAGAACCCATGAGCCATACCTCGAAGGATCGTGTTAATGAGAGCCAACTTATTCTCTGGGTTGTCAATACGGACATACTGGATGTGTCCGCCCTCGATAAGATGGAAAAGCTCAAACTCAAGATCCTGCTTTTCAAAAGGGGTGATGTCAGCAGACACATGGATATGGAAGGAATTGGTGAAGTAGGCTCTACCTTCAAATTCATCTTTAAGGTTATTCTTTGCACAATACTCATGGTACTGAGTCATCTGAGTACCACAAAGGGACTCTGCAGGGGTACCATAGAGTGCATAGAGATATCCGTCTTCCTTCTTAAACTTCTGCACTGCATCATAGATGAACTTAACGACATCCTTAGCCGCCTTCTGTCCCTCAGGGGTCTGCAGATCCTTACCACCAGTAAAGAGGATAGCAAACTCATTCAAGGCAGAGATTCCAAAAGATGCTGTCATATACTTGGTAAGCTCACCTACCTCATCTTCAGGCTTAAGGAAGCCCTTATAGAAACCTCCCTGACAGAATGCCATAGGATTCGTGCTAGCCTTAGCATGCTTAATCATATCGTAGCGACGTTTAAGGAATTCTCGAATCTGTTCAAGGTTCACCATAAGCTCTTCCCAGAAGTTACCCTTAGATGCCTTAAAGATCAACGGGAGGTTGAGAGACACCGCACCAATGTTGCACCGCCCAACAGACACATACTCGTTAGTCTCAGGATCCTTCCAAGGAGTGAGGTACGCTCTACACATAATGTTCATAATTAATCGTTAGTTAATTACCTGTTTATACAGCTGTATGTTTCCATACAGTTCAGACTATATCATCTAGACTATTGAATAGCCTAGTACCACATTTCAGAGACACTTGTCTCTTACGCCTTTCTTGGCTAGTCGTTAGACTCACAACGAAAGATTTGAATACCCAACTCAGGGAGCTTACCATCGAAGAAGCGCATAACAGTCTTTACGCGTTCTCTGGGGATCCCAAGGCTCTTAGCACAGTCAGTCATGCTTTCGAAATAAACCTTAGGAGTGGTGTTGATGTACACACGTTGCTTAGTAAACTTGCCCTTACGGTACTCTTTGTTTTGAAGGTATCCCTTCTTGACGTTCTCGGAGTTAGTAACCCACTGAAGATTGGTGTACACGGAATTAGTCTTGTCCCCATCAATATGGTCTACGCACTCCTTGTTATCGGGATTAGGAACGAACAGCTTAGCAACCTCTCGATGAATGTAGATCTTCTTACGTCGAACTACACCTTGCCTTCTTGTGAAGAGATCAGCGGTAAGATAACCGTGATTGCTAGTTCTGATGGTAATGAAATGCTTCATTCTCTTAGACCACACTCTACCAATGTTAGAGATAGAGTATGCGTCTTCCCAACCGATAATGTCTTTAAAAACTTCTTTCATAATATCCTTCGAAATATTCGATTAGATTGTTGTCAGTACGGGATTGTCTTCGGCTTTACCCGCTAAGAGTTTCCCCGTTTAATGGTATTTTAGATGGGCAGTAGAAGTCAACCCATCGGATGGATAACACACTGCTTATTAGACGCTCTGTAGGTTTCAGACACAGTGCCCTTAGGAGCGTTAATAGCCAGAAAATCAGGGTACATGCACTTACTGGAACATTCAACAGCCTTCTCGAACACATAAGCGTGCTCATCACTGCCATGTTGTTCCCAATCATAGAGATACACGAGCTTAGGGAACACAACCTGTTTACCCCCATGTCCCTTCATGCGGGTATCAAGGATAGCCTCACAAATCATCTCAAGAAACGCCTTGTCATCATCGCGGAGATCGTTGCTCCACTCACCAAACGTAAGCGTAGTGAATGCAAAGTCGCCTCTAGAACACGGAACAGTATTGAGCTTCAGTTCAAGAGACTGGAAGCCCTGCCCAAGCTCACGCTTGAGATCTTGTATAGCCATTGCACATGCTTCATCGAACTCCATATTGCACTGGTCAAAGTATTTCTTAAACGCATGCTCATATGTTTTCTTAGCATACGGGAGGAGCGTCTTGTCAATCTGAGGGATAGTGAATCCACCGAACTGCTGTGCAGTAGCTACAAGGGTGATGTCACCGATCACCTGAAGGGCGCTAAGGACACTCGTAGGCTCCGTATAGGTAACATTGGACATATTAAAGCCGCCCTTAAGAACAGTAGCCATGTCAAAGAGACAGCAGTTGATGGATCCAAAGATCATGTCTCGAAGGTCATGGATGTAATACTTACCGACCTTAGTAGCCTCTTTCTCTTCCTTAGTGAGGTAGAACTGCTTATACAGTTGCTTAGTAAGATAGCCCTTGATAAGCGAACCTTTGGTAGACACAAGGGAACTATCGAAGTTAGCGTTTTCCTTGTCTCCCAAAAGAAGGACAGTGTCTGCCTCATTCTTAACAGCTTCGAAAGCCTTAGCATACGTGTTCTTGTAGTCTCTGAACTCCTTATAAGATTCTCCGATCTTCGGCACATACTTACAAAGAGCTTCAATGACAATAGCGTGTAGCTTTTCAGTAGGCACCTCAGCATAGTTGCTGTAGACAATGCTCTCGATATAGCCCCTAATCTTACCAATGTCATACTCAGAGTACGTAGCGTTAGCCCTCTGGGCGGCCTTATGAATAGCTACTTCAATCTTATCCCAATCCCAGCCTTCGTGGGTACCATCTTTCTTTGTAACGTTCATATAACTCCTAGTTTTATATTTATTAAGGAGCTATCTAAAGCAAAATAGTTTTAGATAACCCCATATATTATTTAGTAAGTTCCTTGTAGTTCACGATTGTTTCAACCAAAGGATTCAATCGAGAGGTACTTTGGAGATAGCAACCGTCTTTCTTATCCGACTTGAATTGAATACCGATCATATCCTTAGCCTTTATATTGATTCCCTTAGCACGTAAAGTAACGATGCTTCCAACACTTCCCCCTGCGATCTTAACAGACACAGCATCTGCCTTAATGTCAGTGACAGTTCCGGCATTAGTAACATTCACGAGCTTAGCAGTAAATAGACTTTCATCCTTCTGCTCATTAAATACACGGAATGTAACTGAGATGTCCGCAGTACCATCATTCGGGAACACTAGAGCACCCTCACCCCCTGTAGCACTTGATCCAGGGATTACCTGAACCTTATCATTCAAAGTAACATCTCCTTGATCCTTAGAGAACCCTACAGGGCAGTTACTCCATGTATCGTTCACTGTGTACCGCAAGGCAGAGTACCCATCATTATCTTGAATGAAGCGTTGCATATCCTCTTTGAAGAACAAACGATCCTCCACAACTCCCGTAGGAGCATGAATATGTGTAGTGAACGGAGTCTTAGCATCACACTGAAGTTTGCTAATTCGTAACGTACATGGAGTTTGAGCATCCACGGGATAAATACAGACAGCGAATTGCTTTGCATCTGTCGGTACTGTGAAAGCATTCATAATCGTTTGAGAGCCTTGTACATTCTCTGAGACAAAGAAGGATTCAGACTTAACCCATCCCTGAGAGAACGTAGGAACGGTGTTGTTTCTACTAGCTAGAATCTTAGGATTAGCTTTACCATCACCCACCCACTTCATCAAGGCCACTTCAAAGCCACAATCAGGTGTCTCACCTACAAAGGATACTGAAAGAGCTTTACCTCTCAATAGAGCAGTCTTTTCAGGAGACATGATCTTATGGAAATCAAAGTCGACAATATCCGTGCCATTGGATAGAATTTGAATCTTACCATCAGCTACACCCGCCTTAAGGTTACTCAAGGCATTCAAGCCCCAACCATCAGCCATTGTAGATGCGTCTCCTGCTGTACCATCAGCAATTGGAATAGTCGTCTGTGTGAGCCAAGAGGTCGTGATAACACCAGTTCCAAAGTAGTGTCGAGTACTCTTTAAAGCAATACCCGAATCCAATTGGAATTGCAAGCCACCCTCACCGGTACGAGACTTCTTGGTACTTTCTTGGATTAACAGGCAGGTATTACCTTCAGTTCTATCCTCAAGCAACAACGGATCATCGAAACCATTGTCAACCATAACACGGAAATAGGTCAGGGCTTTAGCATTTACAAAGTGGTCAATGACTAGACGATCTAACGTATCACCCGCCTTGTAGTGCTTTTCGACAGCCATAGGATTACCGTTCTCATCGGTTAGAATACCCTTTGGTTTACGAAGCTGATCTAGTGCTTGAATCCAAAGGCGTACCTTACCGTCTGAAGGAGCAACACCTGACATAGCGGCTACTGCCACTACATTGAAAGAGCTACCCCCTGTAATATTCGGGTCTTTGTCATCAGTTTCCTGAATACCGTATGCCTTATGGATACGATCTACTTCAAGATAAGCTCCACCATGAGTCAATTCATCATCAAAGAACAATGCACCTGACTCTTTAGGAACAACTTCAAGAGGTTCATCCATACAGGCGTAATAGCTGATTCCACGAGTAGGCAGGATCAGGTCTACTGCTACATCACCATCATGATAGTCATCAAGATGGATGTATGGAGAACGGAACAGGATGCTTGTGACATTGTCGTAGGCTTGGTTTCCAATAGTCTCTACGTGAATACCCCGCCCTTCTCCTGAAGATAGGTTACTCATAAGAGCGACCTGATCTAGCGTATCAACTGCTATAGGTGCTGTAGGAGACTTAAAGGTAGTATCAATAGCGTCTAACTCATCTTTAGTAGTAGCCGCTTCAATAGCCTTATCCATAGCCCATTTCTGAGCATAAGAGTCTTCACCAGTAGCAATAATTTCTAGAAGAAGCGTTCCTAGTTGTTCTCTAGTAATCTCGTGGAAGGTATTGTCTGAAGCTCTGAAAGTGACCTTCTCACCCTCAGGGGCAGATTGAGCCTTAGTAACAAGACCCATCACATCCGCCCATGCCCTAGTGTTTGCATCAGCAGTGAAGCCTAGGGATGAGGGAACAGTAGCTTCATTATTGCGATAGTTCAAGTAAGCTGCTTTAACAGCCTCATCCTTTGCTATCTTAAGTTCGGCAAGAGATACCTCAGGAATAGCTTTAATCTGAAACCGCCGCAGGGTTTTCGTCTGCGTTACCTCTTCGCCGATTTCGTTTTTCTCCGTCACTTCTTTGGTGACGGGATCAAGCTCTTCGATGTAGGCGTTGTTCTCGTTGCACCACACCGCGGCTTCCGGTGGGTATTCGCCCTCGAAAATTTGTCCGATTTCAAAATTCATGTTCTTCCCTCCTTTCAATAGCCGCTAGCACGCCAATCCCATCCCAGATCACAGCCTTCGTACGACAGGATTTCCGTCCCCGTTGTCGTTCTACTAGGCCTAGACTCGCATGCCGCAATCCATTCCGGGCGGGGAGGATATGCACTCGAAGGTTGTACATTAAAAGTATAGTTTTTATTTGAAAATGGTTTACTAAAAGTACATGCACTGCCTGTACCGTGACCACCTTGCTCAATCCATCCATCAGACCATACGCGATACCACTCTGCCCCGCTTATCCACGTTTTAGTGACGTAAGCATTCGGCTGTGGGATCGCATCAACGCCCGCTTGCACCTGCGCAACGTCCGCTTGCACCTGCGCAACAGCCGTCAAAACATCGGCCATGTCCACAGAACCGGTGTTCGTCGCATGCCCCGCCACAACGACGCAAATCATCCACTCATGCGACTCGGGTTGGACGGTAGATGAGCGACCGTAGATAGCGTTCGAGCCGGAGGCTTTAAATCCTACTTTAATTGCGTAATCACTCCCGCTTGACGTACCTCCGTCAATATGCCCCTTTCTTATTGTGTAAAATCCACCGGTATTTTCATTTTTAGAATCAACACTAGACTGTGCACTAATTGTTCCCGCTATTTCAGGAAGCCCTTCCTGATGGTACGTGCCGACATTTTTACTCGCAATAGCCACCTGCATGAAAGGAGCGAACTTCGGCGTTCTGAACGTCGTCGATCCGTCACCTTGTGAGTAGTACGAGCAATAACCGCCGTTAGCGGACGCAATACTCTGCCATTCCGCTTCAGTCTTCACCCAACCCTTAGAGGTCGCATAGGCAAAGAAGTCCTTGTAAAGATCACGATTGTAGGTTGCGCCATTACACTGGATTGCGCCGTCAGGCGGCGTCTGGTACGGCCACGCGAACAAGTGCCCCATCGGAAGCATCGGCTTGATGTCAGTGCTTATCAAGAACCCCGAGTCATTATTCAACTGAGAGACTTTCGTCGGAATCGTTGGCTTATTCTTGATGTAGTCTTTCTGAGCGCTATCTGTCTGACTCCAATCTGCCTGAGCCTGACCTGCGACAGCTTGCTTTGCCCAATCCTTAGCCAAAGAAGCACTACCGGAAGCACTAATCTCAGAGACCTTAGCGGCATCCCTAGCGGCCTCAGCATCTAGCTTAGCCTGATAGGCCCCCTTAGCATCATCTTTGTAGAACTTAAGGGTGATCGCTTCGTTGTCCTTAATAGGAGTCCCTACGTTGGTGATACGGTGTCCCCTAGCATCCCAATTGCCCTCTTTGTCACCAATAATGGCGTCATTGATGGCATCTCTACCTTCTTCAGCAATATGAAAAGTCTGAATGGCAGACACATCAAGGTCTTTAGCCTTGAGAACCGAAGCGTCCTTAAAGGACACGATACGGTCAGTAGCAGACGTATATCTGCGAATAATGATTTCAGTACCACTAGCGGGAGCAGTATTGAATCTAATGGTAGTCTTATCAACAAAGAAGTAGTCTTTAGTAGTGTCACCGTAGTCACCCCCAAGTTTCTCTCGGGAGTCTACGGTGACCTTCACAAACTTCTTTGCTAGATAATCAAAGGGCACAGTGAAGTCTGTAGTAGACCCATTGCCCCGATAGTTAGCAATAGTAGAAGCCATTGTTTTAATTATCTTCTTGATCTGTAATGTAGTTAATCAAAGATTGCTGAATAAAGGGTGCATTCGGAGTTACAGCTTTCAAACTTCTGCCGAAAGACTTTGCATATCTCTCTCTATCACCTTCTGTATAGTCATCTTCATTTAGGACTCCTGCATTAAACAGGTTTCTAGTGTCCGCCTGAAGATTATAGAGACCGGTAATAGTTTGAGCCGCAGGAATGTTGGCGAGCAAGCTATTGAAATTCAAGTGTTCAGCCTCTTCATCTAGGATATAGCCTTGATCCGCAGTGGACTTAATGCCAGTATTAAACCCTGCAAGAGAAGCAAGCATTGAAGGCATAGCCAGAATACTAGATCTACTCATGCCATTAATACCAACATTAAGGATAGTAGTCCAATCCGCATCCATCAAGTCTGAGACACCGAACACTCGTTCAAAGTAATTTCCTCTCTGCTCATCATTCATACCAGAAGCTGTAGCAAAGGTTTGCCCAAGGGTAGACAAAGTGCCAAGAGCACCAGAGATAAGCCAAGTCATAGCTTGACCTGAGGCATCCCCCTCTTCAAACCTAAGGGCACTCTTAGCTAGTCTCTTGTTATAAGATCTAATAGCAAAGCTCTTAAACTGAGTGAGCAAACCAAGAATTGGGGAATTCTTAGAACCTCTCCACATATAGGCATCAGTTAGACTCTGTCTCTGGATAACCTCAGAGGCAACATAATCCCCCAGTCTACGCATGATGGTCATGCTCTTTACATCGTTTGCAATAATCGAGTCATACACATCAGGCTTTACTCTGATCCTACCAAATTTGTCGACCTCAGTAGCCTCCTTAAAAGCCTTAGTGAAATCAGCAAAGTCCTTAGTATTGATATTGAGCCTATTAAGAGTCTTGCCATCTAAGAAGGCAACCTTCCCCTTAATGCCGTGAGCGTGTCTTGCAAACTGCCCAATAAAGATGTCTTGAGCTGTCGACACAATGGTATCTTGGGACTTATTGAGGTACTTAGAAAAAGGCGAATTAGTAGCCAACCACTGAGTGCCCGCAACCAATCTAGCCTTATACTTATCTCCTCCAAACTTATCTAGGTTTCTATCGTAGATCTCAGTCCAAGCTCCTCTTACTCTAACCTCCTTACCGAAGGCCATGTCTCGGAACTCATCCCTTTCCTGCTTAGTCATACCACCCTTAGACCAATCCTTGATCTTGTCAGGCATACCCGGAATAGACTTAAAGAAGAAGGAAGCGCCAAACTCTTTAATACCCTCAGCAGTCTCAAAGTGGTTTAGGACACCCATAAAGGCATTGTGAGTGAAGAATGTAAAGTTCCTAAGAGCGTCTGCAACTGCACTACCCCAAGAAGAAGCATCTTCATTGTCCATGCCTGATCTACCGTAGTAGTCCGATAGGTAAGCCCTAAAAGCCTTAGCCTGAAGATCTCGCTCGTCAACAGAAGTCTCCTTAAGGTACTCCCCTAGTTGCTTATCCATGATGTCGGAGAACTCCTTGAAACTCTTAACACCAAAGGCATCATTGAGGCCCATGTCACCCGAGATACGCATGTTGTATCCGTTCATGGTTTCTACAATGTTTGTCTGAAGCCTACTAACAGAGAACCCGTCATTATCCTTAATAGTGAACTTCCAAGGGGTTCGTTCGTGTTGGTAGTTGTGAGGCATGCCTTCACCCTTAGGATCATTCATAAGACCCTTTTTGATTGCCTCAGCCTGATCCACATATCCCAAGGAATCCTCCCAAGCCTTCTTTTTAACCCAAGCAGTAAAATCCTCCTGATCGGTGGACACCTTAACCTTAGTGTCCTTGGCAGGAGTATCCTTAGCCTTAGCCGCCAGCTCTTCTTCATATCTAGCCCTAAGGAGCTTAGTGTACTCAGGATCCTCAAGAGTCCTAAGGAGGAGCTTATAGACACGTGCCCGTGCTTTATTTACTTTCTCCCTATAGGAGCCTGTAAAGGTGTTGAGGAAGTCAGACACCTTGTTCTTGCTAAGCCAGTGGCTTTCGAACTTATCATTAGACACAGCGGATCTAGCAAGGGGCTTACCATATTCGATGTCACCAGTTGCCTTAAGTTTCCTCATAGCATCCGTCTCACCAATCATACCCCTAGATTGAGCCATGTCACCCCACTTACCGTAGAATGCACCCATTCGCTCAACGATCTCTTCAAACAATTCATTACCGTCAAGATCGGTTGTATAACCGTCTCTTCGTCTACGAATCATTTCATCAAGATCGTCCCGATCCATTCTGGTCGAATCAAGGAGTTTGAGGATGTCGTCTGATACGATGTCTACATCTCGCTCACCATTCTTTCTATAGAAGTCTCTAGCTTCCTCAGCTGTACGAGTAGTCTCAGCATTATTGAACTGTTTGAAAGTAGTCCTATCGCCCCTCTCAGTCTTACCTAGGGAGTCCCAAATCTTCCTAACAGCTTTACCCGCACTAGTCTCAGTTTTTACTTTATCAATGGCGCCTTGAACAGTAATTGTAGGGAGTTTCCCCTCAAGGTTCTTAAGAGCACTATTGAATGCCTTATGAATCTGTGTCTTCTCAATAGCCTCAGGAATGCCAGTCTTCTTAAAGACGTCCTTGGCACCTGAGGCAATCTTTTCAGAGTACATTCTGGCACGCCTAGACGCATCCCCTAGCTTAGTAGCATCATCCTTAAACTTAGTTGCTCTAGCGATTCCCTCAATGGATGCACCAAAAGCCATACCAGTGGCCATATCCATAAGAGCATCATTGTCGTCACCAGATGAATAGTTATTGAGCTGTCCAGATGCAACACCCATTACGGCGCCGTATCCAATCCTACCAATAGCGCTACTAGCGCCAAAAACAGGCAATGCGGTAAGAGGATCACCAAACATAGCACCAGTGCCAGATACAAGATTGTTCCAAAGACCTGCTTGTCCCTGAGCATCTCTATACTCCTGTACGCTTTTAATTACTTCAAGGTTACTCTTAAAGTCCTCACTGGAGGAGGCTCCCTTGAGGACTGCTCTATATCTATCTAGATTATAGCCAAGTTGCTTAAGAGCATCCCAACGCTCTTCATCAGTTGGAACATAGGTGTTTTTGGCAAGGCCCTCCTCATATCCGTAAGCCTTTCTAAGCTCTACGGAACCCCACTCATTAGTAAGGCCCCCTACAAAACCAACTTCAGGCTTTGGCTTCTTATGTGCTTCTTCATATTCCTTTTCTTCAGCACCTGTGAGGCCTCTAGCGACGACAAACTTATCTGTAAAATAAAGACCAGGGTTAACAGTGTTCCACCCTAGATCTTCGGGAGAAGCGTCTGGAAAGATAGGCATTAGTCCTCCTTATTAAGGTATTCTGTATAACCCTTGACGTTATGCACAGTCTTTCTGACTAGCTTATCAACAACACCAAGAGGCTCAACCTTAGTTCTAGATTGTTCATCAATATACTTCATAAAGCCCTCATGAATACTCTTTCTATCCCACCTAGCCAAGAGGGCACGGGTGTCTGCATCAACAACTTCAAAAGAATCCGTCATAGGGTTGTACCCCTTAATGACACCTTCTTTTGCATCCTTCTTAAGGGTTTTGATTTTATTGGTCACTTCTTCCTCAAACCAGTCCTTAGTAGCCTCAGGCCTAACACCTTTAATCATAAAGAGCTTTGCAGGGATCCTAGAGTCATCAATAGAAATAGTTTCTTTGTCAAGATCCTCTCTGGATCTATCCATAGCGTCCCTTCTAGACATGCCAACATTCATGTAAGCATAAGTCCTATTAACCATGTAGCTTTGAGAGTACAAATCTCCCTTAGCATCCTTGGCTAGATTGTCGTAGATCCTCTGTTGCTCCTGTCGACCTTCCCTAGTTTCGCCTAGCTTCTTCTGTTGCTTGAGGGCACTCACACATTGGTTATAGGTCATCCCAAGTTGGTTTGCGTTCATCATTGCAAGAAGAACGTCCATATCATAGGAGCCCATACCACCAAAAGCTGTAGCAAACTGCTTAGGGTTAGACACATAAAAGCTATACATCTTATCAAGATAAGCAGGCTTTTCAATACTAGCGGCATTAGAGTTCTCAAGGGATAGAATGTCAGCCTTAATAGCCCTAACAACATTGTTACCTACCTTACTAAGGTAACTAGAGGCAGGGTTATAGCCACCAGTTGGATTACAGGCCATCTCTAGGATGTCATTTTCAGTGATTCGTCCATCCTGAACAGCAAACATGAACTCTCTGTCAATATGCTCTTTAGTAGTCCCTACGACATTCTCAGGATTAGTCGGAAGACCCCTAAGCATGGACTCAATATAGTAATTAGCATTTAGGGATCTACCTTCTTCCTTAAGGGCATCAATTGAATTAGCAGTGTTCTTAGCAATCAAGGCTCTCTGTTGATCTCTAGCACTTTGTAGTGATCTAGTGAGGTACTCTACTTCAGCACTTACAACACCGCCTGCCCTGTCCTGTGCAAGAGCAAGCTCCTGCTCGATAGAACCTGTATCGCCATTAGCTACCCAATTGTCAACCTTAAGAGCCTGATAAGTCCAAGCTTCAGCATCAGCCTTCCATGCGGCATTACTAGCGGTCTTGAGAGCTTTGTCCCAAGCAACAGCACCTACCATATCCCTTACAGTCAGCTTGCCGTCAAGGAAGTAAGGCTTCCAGTTCTCCAATTGCTGTAGGATATAGACACCGTCTTCTCTACCTGCAATGTCCTCAAGAAGTCCAGAGACCATAGTTGCTTTATCTGCAGGGGAATAGTGGGCTAGCTTTGGATTCTTTTCACCATCAAAGACATCAAGGATAGTGCCCACAACGTAGTTTGCATTCTTAGAGAGATCGTTAACAGCGCCCCTAACATCAGCCAAATCAACAAGTTTAGCCTGTTCCACAGACCACTTGTTATTAGACTGGATGTTCTGCAATAGAATCTTCTGTCTACTTTCAGGACTATCTGCATAGAAACCCTTAGAGAACCAAGAGTCTTCATTAATGTCGTACCCAAAGGAGTCTCTAACATCCTCCATGGCCTTACGGACATGCTTGAAATACTCTGCGTCGACTTCTTCAGGGGACTTTCCGTTAAACTCGTTTCTGTTTACTCTATCTTGGAAATCCTGTTCTGCAAGACTAAAAGCCAACTTACCATGTTGGTACTTAAGTCTAGACATAGAGACAGGGTCATACTGGAAGGGAATGTTGTTGTTCTTAACATCCTCTTGGTACTCCTCAAGGGAGTGAGTACGCAGATACTCATCAGCTTGCTTAAAAGCCTTTTCCTTATAGGCGTCCGCTACAGTACCCAGCTTTTTAAAACCTTCAGCAACAGTAGACAGCCAATCAACTTCTTCCTGAGGGGGCTTAAGACGATCCTTAATGTTAACCTGAACGCCCTTGGCTTCCCCTAGTTTAGTCATGCTCTGACTAAAGTAATTCCAATTATAAAACTCTTGCTTAGCAGAGGAAGCCCCTGCACTATTCTTATAAGCCATTAGTAAAAGTAACCTCCTCGTTCTCTAGGTAGTACATTAGAATTATAATAATTAGACCACTGTTGAATGAAGTCTACATAGGGCTTATACTGTTGGTAATTAGCCATTACGTTACCAAGGATGTTACCACCAGTATTGGATGCAATAGACGCACTAGAAGATGCCCCACTCATACCAGTAGATGCAAGTAGACCTGCGCCACCAAGACCTGCCAGTGCCCCTGAGGACAGACCCGTAGAAGCGGCAGTAGTAGCACCGCCAGCAACTACGCTATTAGCCGCAACACCATAAGAAGACAGGAAGCCAGAGCCTAGAGAGGTACTAACAGCCCCCGCACCCCCGATACCTGCAGAAGCACCTGTAGCAGTAGACGCCGCGGCTGAAGAAGCGGCACCACCAAGTGCACCACCAACGGCACTACCAATACCTGCAGTAGCGGCACCCAAAGCGGCACCCGTAGTAACACCTTGGAAGAGCTGTGCATACAGTTTAGAGCCCTTAATAAAGCTATTAGATAGGTTATCTCTAGCCTGCTCTACAGCGTTCTTAGTCTCAATGTAGAGAGCCTCCTTTTGAGACCTAACGTTCCACACATCAACCTCATAAGATTCCTTTAGAGCAGTCTGCTGTCTAAGATTCGTGCCTCTAATAACCTGCCCAAGTTTATCTTGAGTCCTGCCTTCCACACCCGATTCAGCCTGAGCCGCCTCAACTTGTGACTGGTTTTGGAAAGCGTTCACCGACATGTTGAAAAGGTTGCCAACTGCAGAGTCATAAAGGGATCGCTCTTGTCTATTCAGAGCGGCTTGATTGTAGTTGTAATTAAGTTGCATGTAATACATCTGCTTCTTAAAAGCCTTAATCTGATTTCGATTAGTCTTTGAAGCACTGTACAATGTACTACCACCACCAACTACTGCACCAACAGCGGCGCCTACTCCGATAACTACACCACTCATTCTTTAATCAATTCCTTTCTATTAGTTGTTAATAGCATCCACTCCGGAGTAAACTCTTTCTCGCATTCCCTTAGGTCAACCTTATCAGTCCTAAAGCACATCGTAATGTGCGTGTCTTCAAGCGCCCTAAAGGCTTGCCTACGACCACCTTCAGCCTGAATGACGTTGTAACCCTTAAGCCTCCCTACAGTATTCCCTAGGGTAACATAACAATCCCCACTGACAATTACAGTAGTAGGGATCTTGATGTAAGCTCCAATAATAGCTACATCCTTAGGGATAAAACAGGTTCTGTAATACACCCCTTCATAAACAAAGTGTTCAATGGGGATCTCAACTTCATTACAGACACAACTCTCCATAGCATGAATTGCGATGTTACAAAGCATGTTATTCTGCTCAGGAGTTAAGGGTTTCAACTTCATATGCTACTATTCCTTCTAATGTAAAGACCTTCCCAACCACCTGAAATAAGGTTAATAGGTTGGACATTATCGGAGCAGACAGTAATGACTACTTCATCATTATTGTCTTGAATCGGGAACTTAAACTTACCCGTGTAAACCTTGTTTGCCCCCAAGATAGTCGGAGATTCACCTAGGTTCCTACCAGTAAATCTATACTTAAAGTGTTTTTTCTTAAGGTCATTATCAACCTTGCATTCAAATACACCAGACTTACTATAGTTCAACCAGAAGTATCTAAGCTGTAGCCTACCTTCAATCTCAGAGATAACACCTCCAGTATCTGTATTCCTCTTAATGGACTGCTTAGAGAGAGTAACACAGAATTTGTAGGTAAGACCCACAAACACCTCGACACCCCTCATGTCCCCTTGGAGCCTAAAGACACCATTGGAATCCCAATCAGCAACCTCAGTAACGTAACCGTCCTTAGTGACAATGAAATACTTATGATCCTTAGTAGACGGGATAGCACCGTAGATATCCATAAGGGATACCTCAGTGTAATCCTCATAGTCACTGTACTTGTTGGACTGAGGAATTGTGTACTTCTTCTTACGATCCATAAAGAGCCTAGTAGGCTCATCAGAGAAGTCAACAGCATTACCTGTCAACACTGCTTTCTCTAGATACAGACCATTCGGAGAGTTAATAAGAAGATAAATCTCTGAGTCAACAAACTCCGCTAGAAGAACCTCAGAATTCTTGTTTGCAAATTCCCACTTGAACCATGCCTGTTGTTCACTAGTGGCATCAACAAGAATAAATTTATAACAGTATACGATATTAGGGGTAGTAGAGGAGATAGCCGTAACTACGTTTTCTGTGGTGTTCCCAGAGAGTCTAGTGATGCCCTTAGGAATGTACGTCGGCACATGTGCGGCTACGTCTTCAGCATCCTTAAGGTCAGCCACGTCCCGCAAGGAGTAGTATCGCATCACAGAACAGTAGTTTACTCGATCATTAACAAAGAAGATCGAAGGGCCAATAGAAATAGGCTGAACATTCGTGTCATAGTCAAAGTTAGTGATCTGGTCACACTTGACACTCTTAGGGGTCATGACACCATCACTAGACAACACAAACTGACCTTCACGGGAGAACAACATAAGCTCTCTAGCAAAGGGCACAGCATGAGTCAGAATGGCAACCTTATTAGAGGAAACCGAGACATCAATAGGGTCAGTGTCTGCAATAGCCGCAGAGGACTTAAACCAGAAATTAAAGAAGTCGTTTGTTGCACTAAGGATAATGGATTCATCAGAGATGACTCCTAGGCGATTACGATAGAAAAAGATATCGTTAATCTTCCTACCAATAAACGAAGGGTCAGGATTAGTGTCTTCATTACCCGCACCCCTAGCAACCCACGGGAGCTTCTTAAAGAGAAAACTTCCATCCTCCTGCCTAACAATAGCATGAGGCATATTCTTAGGGTTGATCGTAGTGGGGATCCTAGGTGCTACAGTTTCTTTCCACACCTTATGTGTGTCGTCCCACTTTACATAGAAGTCGTCATCTTCGGAATTCTTCTCTCCAGACACCTGCATGATGTAATCCTCAGGGGCAATCGGAGGGAGCTTATTAACAGCCGTAACCTTACCCATGTAAGCAATAGCGTTCTGGTTACCAAAGCCATCCTTAACGAGGACATTAGGAGGATCCCAAGAAGACTTAGATTGGATCGTAATAACAGAGTCGCCAACTAGACCTACTCTATAGGAACTCATACTTGCACTAGACCTAGAGTAACCCATAGACGCTCTACCACCAAGATGATTCAACAGGGCATCATAGTTACCGCCAACGTCAGGATTACTACCATCAGGTTTCTTACCAGTATTAAGAAGTGCATATAATGCTCTTGCAATAAATGCAGTAGTAGTCTGAACAGCTTGCCTAGGTTCACCACCATCAGGGGTAATGACGCCGCACACATACTCACCTTCGATATAAATGGCGTAAGTCTTAGCATACTGGGCATTCTTGATGTACACTAGAGTAGTATCCATTTTGCCTGAAGGTGACTCGCCTTCTACAGCATCAACCTCCTTCTCAGTGTTCAAGACAAAGGTGTAGTCAGCAACAGTAACTGCCTTTAGTTTGCCCTTAGGATCACTAGTGGTAATGTACTGTTTTGACTCATCATCTTCAAACTTGCATGTCTTAGGCTCACCATTAAGATCAAAGATTTGATATTCCCCAGAGCCAAGCTGGAGAATATACTTTTCCTGTTCGTCTCTATTGATTACATGATACTTCTTCTTTGTAGCATCAACACGGTCAGACAAACGTTTGATTGCAAGAGTCGGAGGTCTCTTCTGTAGACCCTCAACTTCATCAGGAAACCCATTGACAAGCTCAGTTACCTGATCGGGAAATCTGATGATGTCAGGCTGTTGAGAGACACCACCTTTAAATGAGTGAATGCTTTGAGATACTAGAGGCATGTTTAGCTCCTCTGAGTCTGCTGACTAATGAACTGGTCATCATTGAGGATGTTGTATTTACCATCCGTCAGTTCATAGTCTACAATGTCTGCATAAGCCGCACTCTCCTCTAGCTGAAGATGTGCGTCGATGTCCGCAGAAGTAAGATACCTCATCTGAAAGACTCTACTGGCTCTAACAGTAATATACTTTCTGAAGACCTGAGGAAGCTCCTCAAAAGGGAGTTCCCTGACAAGTTCATCCAGAGTGATGCCTTCAGGGAACTCTAGATTCCCTGAATCAAGATCATAAAAATAGCCTTCTCTGCTCACGAACTTATAGCTAGTAGAGACAGCCCTTAGGAAGTCTCTACCATAAGCAACTTTGTTAGTAAAAGAGTCAGGCTTCAAGGTAACACTGGTGAGAGTGTTAAAGCTGTAACCCCTAGATTGGATCTCTTGACTGACAGCCTTAAGGATTCTTACAGCATTCAGCACATCCACATTAGCATCATCCTCAAGAGAATTAACAGGGCTAGAGCCTACGGATGACAAAATTTCATTTACTGCATCAAGTTCAGTGCTAGGAGTTACAATCATTATTCTTCCTTGTTGTTATTCTTTTCGACGGTTCTTCGAGGCTTAACAGGCTTCGCAGTTGCACTAAGGAGACCCAGTTCCTGAGCCTCCTCGGGGGTAAGCTGATACCCCCACTTGTGCACCTGACAGAAGTAAGTAGTCTCGTAAGCCTTCTTTACTTCTTCAATGGTCATTTATTCAACCTGAGCTTCCTTGACAAAGATACCGACAGCTTCAGGACGAAGACCACCATGACCCATAGCGTACTTGGCAATGATCTGGTCAGCCTGATATTCAGCTCGACGAGCACGTTCCATAGCGAGATCCTTGAGCTTCACCGTACCAACAGCGGAACGATGGAAGACAATGCCCTGAAGACCCGCAGTCTGGATCTTAGCGTTAAGAGCATGCTTGCCATCAATACCTTCATTCAGGAGGTGCGGAACTTCAATGACTTCAAAGCCACAAATCGTCTGGAGCTTGCCCGTGTTCGGATCAAAGAGGGCATGGTAGTTAGCGGCATCAGGCATAAGAGCCTTCATGACAGCAGAGTAGCCTTCAGGCGTGAGAAGGCAATAGCGGTCCCCCTGCGGGACGTAGTTCTTCGTCATCTGAGCACGAGCCGCGAGGAGACCCTCAAGGATCTTATTGCCATACGTAGCTTCCTGCGTAACATCAAGACCCGTAACGAATTCAAAGGCCTTACCCGTACCGAGAACCTTGTCGGCACCCTCACCATTGTCGGGAATGTTACCATCCTTGAACTTAGCGTCCTTAGCGGCCTCATTGGCAAGCTCATTGATAATAGCACAGTCAGCGCCCATAGCAAGAGCTTCACCAAGCTGACGAGAGTATTCAACTCGAACGTCATAATGGTTCATCGCATCGTCGATATCCGTGATAAGGCAGTCAGCCGTAAGGAGACCGTCAATAGCGATGACACGTTCATTGTGTTCCACCTTCTTACGCTGGTCATCAAGGGAGTTACCCGGAGCAAGATACTTAGCACGGGTACGGCCCATAACAGCGAACGAAGCGGACTTACCATGAGAGATAGTACGAACCTGATGACGAGACATCATAACGGAGGTGCGAGCAAAAGCAGTCAGAACTTCACCTGTGAAGACCTTCATAAAGAGTGCTTCACGATCGCCCGCAGAGAGAGCCTGACCAGGATTGGAAATACCAGCAGCATCAAGAGCAGCCATTTTTAATTATTTTCCTTTTAAAGTATATAAGATTTGTTGTTATAGATAAAATTAAACACTAGTGGCCCACATTCTCTGTTCGACCTGTCGGGTGTATTCAGGATCCCTGCCATAGCGCTTATCGCTCATAGCCTCGATCACTTCAGATTTGTTTGCAAACCCCTTAGGACGATTCACAGGAGTGGCCGTACCGCCGTGAATAGACTTATTAGCGGTACCCATCTTGGAAGTCATCTTAGACTTCATGCCTTCAAGCATGAGGGAGACAGCTTCCAGATTATTGTTGTCGATTGCTCTGTTAAAGGAGTCAATCGTCTTCTGAGGGAGATTCTTGGATGCCCAATCGACAATACGATTGTACTCCTTAGTACCCCCTACGGAATCATAAACAGCCTCAGTGAAGCGAGATTCAAGAGCCTTTCGACTCTCAATGAAACCCTCGATAACCTCAGAAGGATAGCCTGCCTTCTCAAGTTCAGCAACGGTTTCATCGGAGAGCTTGCCATGCTCCTGATATTCTCGGACAGCCTTATTGAAGTCAACACCCTTTGCCTTAAGGGAGGTCTTCACGGCATCAATAGCCTTTTCGTGCTTGTCTACTTCTTCTTGAAGATTCTCTTGATCTTCATTTCGATCATGAACAACCACACCATCAGCGTGGCCTTCAGTTCCATTAGCTTGTTCTTCATTATGTTCTTCCCCCGACTTTTCGTTCTGAAGAAGGGGGTCTCCAATATCAGGGTCAACCTCAACCTGAGTCGTAGAAGACTCCATGATTTCGATACCCTGTGCTTCAGCCTCCTCAGTGAGAGACTGAGGTTCATTAAAGTCAGTCATTAGTTATCCTTTAGTTATTCAGGTGCTAGCTATGCTAGCTGTGCTAGTGTTCTAGCTGTGCTAGTGTTCTAGCTGTGCTAGTGTTCTAGCTGTGCTAGTGTTCTAGCTGTGCTTCATTGACAGCCATCTGTGCACCTGCGTCAATACCCTGTTGCTGGGCATACTGTTCCATAGCGGCCTGTTGTTCTGCCTGAAGTTCCTCAGGAGTCTTCACTAGACCCGTAGCATCAATATGAGCCGCCGCAAAAATCCTAGTAGCAAGATTACCAACGTTGAGAGCCTGTAGAAACTCAGGGAACTGTTGCATCAACTGCAAAGCCTGAGCTAGGTTGTTAAGATCCTGTCCTCTACCAAGGGCATCAATACCCGTGATGATGGAGGGCTCAATCTCTGCAATACTCTCGTCAACCACAGGGAGCAAACCCTGAGATTGCATCTGATTGTAGACACAGGCAACAAGAGGAAGCTGTAGCTCCTGAGACAGGAGAGAATAGACACCACCTAGGGTATCCTCAAGTTCACCTGCAACGTACCTAATCTCTTCTGCAGTAACTCTGTCTCTACCTACAGCACCACTCTGTACTGCAGAGTTAAGAAGGAACGCATAAGACAAACGAGACTCAATCTGTTGAGCAGTAGTGAGTACCGTCTGCATGTCCATGCTCTTATTGAGTTGCATGGGAACAACGTCCTCCATACGACCCCTAACAAAAGCACCGTTCTCTGCCTTAGACAAAGCCCTGATGTTAGTCTGACAAGCAGGAGACACGAGATAGAGAACCTTCGAGGCAATCATGGAGATATCCACGATGCTCTTAGAGAGATTCTCAAGGGAGATAAGGTCGCCTAGATAATCCTCAACAAAGGATCTACCGTAGTGTTCACCGTCCTTCTTATTGAATCTAAGGGGAATCCAAGGACTCTTGTTTGCAGGATAAGTCTGCTCACTACCCACAACAGGTTCACCTTCAATCTCCTGATAGGATTCCCACTGATAGGTGTCTCCACTAGCCACACGGTAAATGTGAGTATAGATGTCTACCTTTTCGTTGATAGTCGGTTCACCAGAATCAGGGAGAACAGACTGCATGGAATCAGGAAGGCTACCACGGGAAACAGTGTCCTTAGCAACAATCTGAAGGACATTGCCAATAGTGTCTCTCTGAACAGCGTACTCACGAAGAGTGTAGCACCTCATACCACCTTCAGCAGGAGGCAGGAACAGAAGTGCATTGCCTGCAATGATAAGTTGCTTAATAGCTTCAAACAGAGTCGGTCTAAGAGACTGAGACTCCATGTACTTAATCATCTGTTGTTCCATCATGGACAAACCGTATTCGATATTGTCCTTCAGCTGGTCATCAGCAGACTCATTAAGAGCTACAGTCGACTCCGCGTCCAACCCCAGTCTAAAGAAAGGTTGATTAGGAGGCAACAGAGAAAGAAGAAGTTTAGAGGCAAGATTATTAAGACCCCTAGCACCCACAGAATTATAAGGAGTGGAATAGTTAGTACCACCATCATCAGACTCCTTAGGAAAGAGCATAGGGATCGTGTAGGTTGCGCACTTCTCTGCTCTCTGCGTGTACGGGTCTCTGTCTGTCGTGAGTTTGTCATAGGTCGTCTTAGCTCCTTCAAGAGGGATATTGCCTGCGGTATGTTCACTAGTTGCCATTTCAACCGTCCCACCCATCATTCAATGATTGATTACCAACCATCATAACCCTCCATGTTAGACAAGGTTACGGCCTACACCTGCAGACACATCAGCATTCCCTGCCTTCTTAATTCTAAGACCCTTCTTACCCTTACGAAGCTGAACCTTTTCGGGTTCTTTCTTCTTCTCAGCTTCACCCTCAAGGTTCGTAAGTTCAAGCTCAGGAGCAGGCGTAGGAGCCTCAGGGGCACCACCACCACCTCGGTAAGCACCGAAGGAAGCGACATGTGCAACCCTCTTAAAAGCCTTCTTAATGAAACCAAACCCCATTATTAAATTTCCTTGTAAAAAGTTTTGTACGAAGAGTAACCCAAGTGTTTCTCATAGGTGTTCTCCAACATCTTGTTGTTGAGCGTGTTGGCGTTAGAGAAGGCCAGTAGTCTTACGTTAGTACATGCCCTATTTTCTAGAGCATAAGCCATTGCTCTAGACAAACCAAGACCCTTTTGGAAAGCTACAGTGCACTCTTCATTTAAAAACGTTACTCCCTCAGGTGCATACCAAGGTCTCCCCCTAGACACTAGGGATGCACCCGAGAGAGCATTTTCTTTGTTATAGAAAACAAGGACGATGAAGTCTTCAAATTCACCACTAATGACACCCTTAAGAAACTTACGCACAACCTTTACGTCAGCATATTTCTTAATGAAAGGGAGGGAGTCAGGGTCATCTTTGATGATCTTCGCGCCCTTGTCGATGATCTGTTCTAGGATGTCTCCATCATTAGGTTGCAAGACACCAATCCTAGACACGTTACTTAGGGATGTTAGTCCCTCTGCCAGAACCCACATAATCAATCCTCAGGGCCTTCTTGCCCTTGTTCTTCTTGTGCTCCGCAGTTTCTTCAGCACCCATTTCAGGAGCCACAGGTTCGAGCACAGGTTGCTCAATGGCAGGAGCCTGAACCTTAACCTCAGGAACCTTAGGTTTACTAAAGAGTCCACCCATTAGTTATCTCCATTCTGTTTGTCGTGCTTATTTCTAAGGTAGGTAACAACCTGTTGAATACCTAGAAGAGTCTCATTACTCTTTTCATACCAAATCATCTTTCGAATATCAAAGATATCCTCAAGTCTCTCAATGAGATCCTTAGGAACATAAGGAAACTCTTCTTCCTCAACAACGTTGTTTTCTTCTTTGTTCATGTCTTCCTCCTACCTAGGACTATTGATTTAATTAAAAATAGCCCTAGGGGTATTAGTATTGATTAAAAAGGGTTGTACTTCTTGGGCAAGCCCTCAGATTCACCTAAAGGGTAATCTTCATAGTGCAAGATTCTAGCCATAGTTGCCTCTCTAATGGCATCCTCTTCAGTAAGACCCTGAGACTTGAATGCTTTCAAAACCTCAGGCCACCATTCAGAATCAGGGCGCCCATTAAGGAGCTTATTGGCTTTTACAGGGCCATAAGTGGGACACCCCTTATAGCCGTCTGTAACGTCTCCTACTAGGGTCTGATAGCACAGCCATTTCTTGGAGTCCTTCTCAGTGATGTTATGAAAGACATCATTACCGAAATCATAGAAGTAACCGGGGATTGTCTTGAAATCCTTGTCCATAGACACTGCGACACAAATATCTTTATAGACAGGACTAGTGCAGTAGATACCCACAACATCATCAGCTTCAAGGTACTTGACTGTATGAGAAATGTAGGTTTCTTTAATCTTGTCTACAAGGCCTTTGTAACAACAAGGTTTACGATTAGATCGCCTATTGGACTTATAGTCAGGATTGTAGGTTTTCCTAAAGTTATCCTCATCGGAGAAACAGAATACATAGGTAATCTCTTCACCAACAAAATGCTTATTCAGCTTCTCATCAATAGCAATAAGCATGTCGGTAAAGTAATCCCATGCGTCATCTACTTCAGCATGACAAGTCCAAAGACCATCCCCCCAGTCGATATCCTTCTGGACAGCAGAGGACGCCTTAAAGGCTAGAATATCACCGTCTACAAAAGCATATCTCATTATTCACAAGCCTTAAGAATAGCGTATGCCTTACAGGTGAGCTTCCAATAATTAGTGGCTTCACTATAGTAATTAAGGCAAGTAATGTGCCCCCTAGATGCCGCCTCAGCAATCAGCTTGGCATTCTCACGACAGAAGTCCGCCTGAAGTTTAGGATTGTTCTGATCAATATACTTAAGAAAACTAATATACTTATTCATTTTCTTTCTGAGGTCCCTCATAGTAAACACTCTCTTCTTCCCAATCAACTTCATAGCCAAGACGTTCAAGAATCTCATAAAAGATTTCTTTGTCAGTCCAGTCTTCATAGAGTTTACAAGGATTTGGAATGTGCATAAAAAGCAGTTTACCATTCAATCGAACTTCTGCACCACCTGCAGTCCCAAAAACAGGATCCGTCTTATAGAGCCACTTGATGTCAACAACGCTCTTTTTGTTGGTCTTACACAATGCCATTACCTCCTTAGGTTCGTACTTATTAAGAATCCTTTCAATCTCTTCTACGGTCATAGGTCTACGAATCATAGCTACTCCTTAATGACAATCGAACCAGTTGGCACCAATTTTACCCTCAGTGTCCAACTGGCAGTTAAACTTAAAGAACTCCTGAGTCTGTCTCATAGACTCCTGAGCAATTCGTACACAGTCTTCTGCGATTTCCCTTGTGCGACAGGCAACCTGCACCTCATCATGGAGCCACGCCATCATGGCAAAGTCTCCATCCCAACCATGCTTATAACCAGCTTTCCGCATAGTCTCCTCAACAAGACATACCCACTTCTTGCAGATAAGAGCACCTGCAGACTGCAGAAGGGTATTCAAAGCCGAGTGAGGGCTTCGCACATAAACAACCCTGCGATCAAGCCCAAGAATACTATGAGTAATACTAAGATTGCTGTTATCAGGGTGAACACGTTTCCTCCAAGTTACCTTATTGACACCTCCGACCCATTCAGAGGATGTAATGAGAGTCCTTTCAATATCTTGTCGAAGTTGCTTAATAGCGGGGACAGACTGAAAGAATTTCTCCTTTAGGCGCTTACCATCAGCCGAGGACCCACCAACGATCTCGCCAATCTTGGCATCGCCTGCTCCATACCTTGCATTCAGTTAGGGTCGCTAATCCTAACCCGGGATAAAACCCTGCTCATAGTCGCCTATGAGAGTAGACTATCTCATTCTCTATTTCTAGAGAGGCACCGCTTCGAACCGCTTGGTTCTACTCCCTTTCGGGATAGTCGTTACACTTCCTTCTAGCTAGAATAAGAGGCTTTGCTTCTTCTCGCCTAAAGAAACCAATCCCATATTTATATTGGGAATCTTCAGTATATTTAGCGTGGTTTGACCTATTAACCATCTTATTTCCTATATCTAAAAGTTTAGCACGGTATTGACTCATAGAGTTCGTCTACCGTTTTCAATGCCTTTTACTTCCTCCTATCAAAGGAAGCCATAAATAAACGTCTTGGCGTTGTCTCTTGTAGGCAACCCTGCCATCTTCTGGTTATGAGTATGAATGTCACCATTCAAAATCTCATTTACGTATTCCCCATGGTCATAAGGGTAGAGAAAATGAGCAAAGCACCTAAGCTCAAGGCCTGAAGCGTCGATACCCGCTTCATACCATCCAGTAGGTACTCTAAAAAGAGACCTACATTCCTCCCCATAGGGAGATCTCCCTGCAGGTACCTGTGCAACATTAGGATAAGCATGAGTTGCACGACCAGTGACAGCCCCATTAGGATTAACAGAACCGTGAATGCGAGTGTAACCATCAGGATCATCCTTCATCAACTTTAGCCACGCATTGTCACCCTCAGCAAGCTGTGCAATGCGCTTGTTAATAAGCAAATACTCCAAGATGTCCTCAGTAAGATCAATACCCTTAGCAGTCTTCAGAGTCTCTTCATCAACCTTAGGGGCACCTGTAGGAGTCATTTCAGTAGGCTCCCAGCCTCGATCCATGAGAACCTTGGCAATGTGTTGGCGACTATTGGGGTTAAAGGTGACCTCTTCATACTGAGGGTAAGGAACACCCGCCTTAATGCCACGCTTAGCGTTATCCCGCTTATAGATCTTGTCTCCCTTATAGACAGTCCAAGACCCACCTTTTGAAACAAGGTTCTCATAAAGAACCTGTCGCTTACCTGCCAATTCGGAATAGAGTTTGGTTGCTTGATCTTTATCAAAGACAAACCCATTGCGTTCCTGCTTAGCCATCACCCAAGCAATGTCATGCTCAAGCTGGATTGCCTTAAGGGGGTAACCCTTGGCCATCAGCTTCTGGAACAACTTAAGGGTAACCACAACGTCCTGCTTGTTGTACTCATACATCTCATGAGTAAACTTGTCCCAAGCACCCTCATGTTCGCCATAGGTGCCCTTCAGTTCACCCATACGGTAACCATAAGCCTTCAAGCTGTGGGAACCATAGAGAGCCTTAGGGAGCCTACCAGAACGCATAAGACCAACGTCAGTGTCCTTGATATTCGAGTAGATCAAACGAGCAAGTACAAGAGTGTCAATACAGACATCTCGAACATCAAATGCAAACCTCTCCCCCTTGAGCTTCTTAAGAGCAGGGATGTCGAATTTGCAAATATTGTGACCGACGATGTTGTACCCACTAGTACCATACTTATTCAGGGCATCGAAGAACTCATCAAGATCAGTGTAACCAGTGTACAAATCAGTATAGGAGTCATACAACCAACCACACCAAAACCTCTTGGTCGTATCAAGCAACCCATCAGTTTCAATATCGAATACAATATATTTGTCTTTAATTGTCAGCATTTTCTATTCCTTAAATAGCTTTGCTTATTTATTAAACAGTTTGTTAAAACTCAGATTCAAAGGGGCAATCTTCAGACCCCTGTGGGCAATCTTTGAGTCTACCTGTTTCAGGGTCATACTCAAGGTATCCACTGATACCAGTAAGGCCGCAGAAACGATTCTTAAGGACTCTGAGAGTCAATACATTAGGATTATCACCCTGTTGGTTTCTCTCAAGGCCGATCACCATATCAGAGAGCTGTGCAATAGCTCCAGACCCTCTAAGTTGACTAAGGGATACCTGTGCACCCTCTTCGTGTCCCTTCTTCTCAGGACGCTTAAGGTGAGACACTACGAACATGGTAGCTCCAGTCTCTTCCACAAGTGAACGAAGGTTAGTCATGAGTTTGTCAATGGCTTTACGTTCACCACCATCCTCATCAGTGTCCATACCAGAGACCACAATGGAGATATGGTCAAGGAAGATACGCTTACAGCCGAGAGACACAATCATATACCTGAGCTTACTAAGCAGATTGCCTGAATCAAGAGACCCAAAATGGTCGTACAGGAAGAAGTTTCCGTTTCCAATAGTCTCCGCAAAAGCTCGGCTTCGTTCATCTTCATCTGTACCCTCAGGGTCGAGTATGAGTCGCTTGTTAAGATGAATCGACATGAGTTCCACCCCAGTTTTGCGAGTAGATTCTTCAAGAGCAACAATTCCGCATAGTTCTCCCCTGTGAACACCAAAGTAGTATTCGAGTTCTCTGAGTATTGTTGACTTTCCCATACCACTTCCACTTGTGAAGACATACAATTCGCCATGTCTAGCTCCTTTAGTTTTATTCTGAAGTGCAACCCAAGGATACTCCACAGAATCCTTAAGATCATCAATGTTGGTTACGCACTTCTCATACAAGTCCGTACCCGCAACAATCCCATCAGGTCTGTAAGGCTTGGCATTCCAAACAGCCTGAATTACCTCACTGCCTTTACCTTCAAGTAGGCACTCATTAGGATCCTTCAAAGGAAGGTTAGCAATGAACGCCTTACCTGCAGGCAACACCTTGGCACACTCTTCACAAGCCTTACGACCAGGTTCATCCATGTCAAACATGAGAACCACTTCTTCAAACTTGTCAAGATACTCAAGGTTATCTTCAATAGCCTTCTTAGCCGCTTGAGCCCCATTAGGAATGCTCACAACAGGCCACTTGTTAGACTGAAGCTGACTCACAGTAAGACAGTCAATCTCGCCCTCGGTGATCACAATCTTCTTACCAGAAGACCACAACTGAGAACCAAAGAGTCGATTAGAGATCTTACCAAGGACTGCAAAGGTCTTATCAGGAAACCTAAGTTTCTGACCTACGATGTTACCGTTGTCATCATAGTAGTTGGCTACTTGACAGGGGGTTCCCTTGTAGTAACCCACCATATACTTGAACTTAGAACAGGTGTCCTGACTGATCTTCCTTGCATTCAGGTAAGACACATCAAGATCATCAAGAGGAATACATTCCTTACACATAGCACTCTCCTTTTTCTTCTGGATTACTTCCCCATCAGCTCTAAAATACGAATTACAAGAAAAACAATACCTATGGCCATCACTAAAGACTCCACAGGCGTCAGAGGAGCCACACTTAGGACAAGGTTCATGATAAAGAAACGTACCCTCTTGATTCATCTTTTAATAACCCAGTTTACAACGAAGGCTCTCCCAACCGTACAGGTTTTTATGGTACCGCATGTCTCCTGCCCAAATACAGGGGTGCTCCATGGGTGACATATGACCTGCGTCAAGGAGCCTTCGTGCCAGCTTCTTGTCCTTGTGTTCGTCAGGACAAGAGCCGTCATGGTTGTTGTAAGACACTCTCGCACAACGTGCAGAGGAAATAAGCATGAGATCATTAATGAGGACTTCAGAAGAACTAAACGATTCCATGCAGTGTCTGTCTACTTCCTCTTGAGTGATAAAGGGAAGACTAACATACTTCCCACAAATATAGTAGACACTAATGATATTATTGCCTACCTTGTCCATCTCACCCTTAATGGCCCTTGCAAGATCCTGCATCTCAGGCTGTGCATCACTGGCAAGCCTAAGATGCAGGAAGTTATCCCACTCAGTAGCAGTCACAATCACGTTAATGTACTGGAAGGGTTCAAGGATTCGATTGACGTGTTGCTTATGGACACCAAGAGCAACCATGGATTCTGCGACAGCTACTGCGTTGTCTACAGCTTTAAGCCAAAGATCCTTAAAAGACTCATAGGTATCCTCAGAAGCCTCAACAGTACCAACCATGCCAGATTGATTCATATAGACGTGAGAAGGGATAAAGGGGTCATTGCGCACTTGTTGGATAACCTTAGCTACAGGGATTGCACGGGAACTACTAGCATTTCGACTGAAGACCCTGTGAGTCATGAATTCACTATGGATCATCCTAGGATACCTAAGGACGAACGTATAGAGATTATCCTGATGGCAGATGCAAAGGGCTTCACTAGATCCAACTTTAGTGGTCATTATCTTCCTCATCATAGTCGTCGTCTTCATCCTCGTCGTCTTCTTCATCAAGGGACTCAAGATATTCCTGATACTCGTCTTCCCAACGAGCTTCCCAATCAGATTCCATTCGATCAAGTTCCTTCTGAGTCTGCATAATTGCCTCTCTTTTAAAAAATAAATGGTACCCTAGGAGGGAATCGAACCCTCACGAGCCTTGCTTCTCCACTGATTCTAATTCAGTTGCGTATACCATTTCGCCACTAGGGTATTTTTCTGTGGGGGTAACCGTTGCCCCCTTTCGGATCTATTTCGGTAGACATCCTAGTCGGGAGCTACCCGACCTCCTAAGAGCCGTAGGACTTCCTCACTTCTCTTATGATGAGAGGAGTACAATCAAACGGCGTATTTGGCCTCTCCTACAGGATTCGAACCTGTGACCATATGCTTAGAAGGCATATGCTCTATCCAACTGAGCTAAGGAGAGTTTTGTTCTTTGTGAATATTTATTATTGCTTCAAGTCGTCTATTGGTATCTCTGAGTATCTTAACACCTTCCCCGTGTAGTTCTGCACCTTCTGACAGTAGGTTTCTACACTGGATGATTGACTCTGCATAAGCTCTATCGGTATGTTGCATGATGGCTTTGTTTCCTGCGTTGATGTTGTACTGCAGGCGGTTAACCCGCTTATCAATAGCAGATTGCACAGCATCAGTGGTAGCCATGTCTTTAAGAAGTAAGTTAATCGTCGCATCCTTTCTTTCCTGTAGATACTTTAGTTCAGTTAAGTGAGTCCGTTGTTCCTCTAGGAGAATCTCTTGATTTCTTTTTTCCTCAATAGATTCACCTAGAGCCAGTCCCAGAATGAACGCAAGGATAACCATAAGAGATTTCACATATTGCATACTCTCTCCCTAGGAGTATTGATTTTATTCAATGCGGACAACATCCCCTTCTTCAGGGTCTCCATTAAAGTCCTTAAAGACACCCTTGGAGAAGACTACCTTACTCCAGAACGCCTCAGTATTTTCATACCTAGCAAACTTAGCGCCCTTATACCATCCCTTAACATCAAAGCAAGGGCAGTCTTTGTTGACGCCTGCAAAATCCCTGTGACCAAGGACAACGACTTCATCTTTATAGTAACCCCTGAGATAGTCCAGTAGACATTTAAGAGACTCCTTCTGCTCCTCTGTAAAGTTGTCTACAGACTTGCCCTTAGCATCCACACCACCAATTAGGCAGATACCAACAGAACAGCTGTTGTAACCCTTTACATGGGAACCAATGGCCTCTAGAGGCCTACCTCTCTGGATGGTACCGTCAGTAAGAATTACAAAGTGATAACCGATACCCAACCACCCCTGCTGTCTGTGCATCTGGTCAATGGTTTTCCACGTAAAAGATGGCACATTCTGAGTGGCAGAGCAGTGAACGACAAGATATTTAGTAGTCTCTCTATTCTTATAAGAGACAAAAGATTTATGCTCCTCAATCTTTGGAGCCTTGAAAGAAACCATATTTTAATTAACCTTTATTAAGAAGAATACCTTCAGGGATTACCTTGGGATCCTCTTTAATCCATTCAAGGGGGATTGTTTTGTCGGAATATTTGATCCCATTCTTTTCACAAAAGGACGCATAAGTTGTTTTGCTTCCTTTGTAAATAGGGGTTTTGGATCTACTAAAGACAAAGCGAATGTCCAACTCGGGGTGTTGAGCCTTAATTAAAATATGTTTCTTCCTATCTTCAGAATCCCATACGCCTTTAGTTTCTATGAGAATCCCGTTAGGCAAAACGAAGTCAGGAGTATATTTGTGCTTGCTTTCGGGCACAATATACTCCAGATACTTCTCCTCATAATGAGGCTCAATACCGAAGGCCCTGAGGGAGTCCGAAACTTTCTCCTCAAGGCCACTTCGGTAAGTTCCCCTGTTGTGCATCCTCTTTTTACTATAGGCCGCACTACGGGTAGTCATTTATTACTCTTCATGCTCCTTAAGCAGGTTTCTACGAGAGGGGAGCATAACCCTACATCCTTCATGAACCTCATCTTCATAAATGTCATACTCATAAGAGCCAAAAACTCGAATGAAGTATTTATTGTCACTATCGCTCCAATCGGGCAGGATTTGTCCAATCATAAGGTCGGGACGGCAGAAGCACTCTGCAGATTCATCAACAGGATCAAACATGACAAGGACACAGGCACCCTCAACACCACTAAGATCCTTGCTAAGGAATTCATCAATGCTGTAAGGCTTATCGTACTCGACACCTTCTTCGTCTTCAAAGATAAGATCCTTATCCTTGACATAGAACGTGAACGAGTAGGGCATCACACCGTAGATGAATTTAGCGTCATAGAAAGCGGTGGTGTTCTTGAAGTCCTTCTTATCGCTCCCAGCAAAGGAGCAATAAAAGTCAATTGGTGCCTTACCATACTTTTCAAGGTGCCAATTGTAGTGCTCAATTGCAGACTCCAGAGCCTTTTCAAGGCCTTCCTCAGTAAGGAGGAGGCCGAGCCCTTCACGAATCTTAGGACCGAAAGTAAACTTAATCATTTAGAAATCTCCGGGAACGTCTTCGTCAATATCTTCAAAGCTCTTAGAGGAATCCTCAGGCTCCTCACCGTTATAACCCTCTTCCTCTTCAAAGCCATAAGAGGACGCAGAGGCATCACCGAACTCATTCAGAGAGATAACCTGAACTGCAAGGAGTCGCAGGGAAAGCCCACAGGTACGCGTAGAGGGCATGTAGTACGGGTTGGCAGTGAAGGACACCTTGATGACACTGTCTCGACCGATGTTTACGTCAATGGGCTTCCCCTTAGAGTCAAACTGTCGGATCTTGACGGGAATCTTGGAACCATCCTTCTTCGTAATGACCGCCTTCTGCTTGAACTTCATCACAATGCGGCCTTCTTCATCCTTTTCATAGATGTCCTGAGTCACCACCTTGCGACCCTTAGAAATGGCCTGCTTGACATTGTCGTCATTCTCATAGAAGTCCTCAAGGACTGCCTCGAGCTTAGACACGAGGGAATTGGTCTTCTCAGCATCTTCCATGACAAGATTGACCTTATAGTCACCCTCGGGATTGAACTTCGTGTCAGGAGTCTTGAGAGCGGGATACTGTGCGAGACCCTTGGGGGTCGTGAAACGATTGTTGTTGCTAGACATTAATTACTTCCTTGTTTGTTCTGTTTAACCTAGGGAGGCTTGGTTACTCTCCCTAGGAGTATGGATTTTATTAGTTTAACCTAGGGAGGCTTGGTTACTCTCCCTAGGAGTATGGATTTTATTAGTTGGGGTTAGCTAAAGGCGTACATGGACTCCTTGACTCGCTCAAGATCAAGGTTTCCCTTAGAGGGAATCTCAGGGAGCTTGTCGACCATCTTAGGAGACAAAAGGTTTTCAATGTGGTCATGAAGATCCTGCAGTACATCATTCTTGCTGTAGGTATCTACAAACACTTCCCTAACAGTCGTAAACATGATGTCACCATGTCCCGCAGGTGCCCCATAGGAGTCATGAATCATCGCAAAGGACTTGACACCCTTGTCTACACAAGAGCACACCGTAAGCATAAGGTGGGAGGCATCCATGCTATGGACGTAGTTGGGTGCAATACCCTGCTTCTGCTTTCGGGTGTCAATCTCGGGGGTACTCTCGTACACCACGGGATTGATAGAGGCACCTTCCTCAATCTGGCTATCTTCCTTGAATGGCTCCTTAACTCGGATAGTTCCAGTAGTGAACGTCCTGAGTTGCTTGAGCACAACTTTGTTGTACTTCTGTTTTACAGGGAATCCTGCAGGGGTAATCCAATAGGTAGGCAGGCTTTGGCCGTTAATGTCCTTATCTTGAGCGAGGAGGCCACTTGCAATCTGTAGCCAACCCATAGCCTCTACAGCTTTCACTACGACCCCTTGCAGGGCTTCCCAGATCAATCCAGCCATGTACCTAGCGGACTGGCTAGGACGACTGAATGTCGTGGGATTTTTTGAAAGAGCGGGGTAAATAGTGTCTTCCAAAACCTGTTCGGCAAAGCCAAATTTACTAGAGCCATAGCAAAGCGTCATGGTGCTACGCTTAGTCACCTTACGGGTAACTCCGTGCTTGAGCCATTCCGTGGCCATACTGCGGGTGCCCTTCTTCAGATAATCATCACCGTCTTCAGTTTTAGCCATGGTGTCATCGGTACCATTGTCATAGTCCTTTTTAAGCAACTCGGTGACCTTGGTAGCGACGATGCCATAGATGTCATGAACATGATCGTCAGGCATGAGGTTGACGGCTCCCCCACCTACTTCGTCACGAAGCATCGCAGAAAAATGCTGTAAGCCAGAGCAGGAGCCATCAAAGGCAATCGGGAGGTGAGACACGTAAGAGTCACCCTTATCCAGATAGTCCGCCCACTCAAAGCAGAACGCAAGGAATTCCCAAGGGGAATCCGTCTCAGTCCATCGGAGATCTTGCAAGGGATCCTTGGCAATAGACAGAATCATGTCGGTGTTCTCATAGACCCAAGCAATACGCTCCTCAAAGGGTTTCTTGTCAAGGCCATAGCAGTTAGCACCCTGAAAGGCCAACCAAGTATGCCCATTCTCGCCCAACGGGACACCATCGGCAAACTCAATGAGGGCTTTAGTAAAGTCATTGCCTTGAGGGCTCAACAGGGTCAAGGGATAGACACGACCACGGAAATCCAGATTATGGGGGAAATAGATTTCCATGTCGTCCTTGTAGGTGTTTGCCAGTGCGAGGACACCATTGACAAGGTAACGCTTGCTCTTACGCTTATTGTCGTCTTGATAGTAGTGCACCATAGCACTTCGCCAATCACGCTGGACCTCCTCGTTAGTATCTGCCTCTACAGGCCTCACAGGAGGCTCCGCAGGGGTAGCAGAGGGCATCTCAAGGCCCTCAGGAATGTGGGCCCAAGAGCAAACCTCATTGGCCACGTCGAGCACTCTACGGTTAATCCTCCAAGCCGTAGACTGGATGGCATTGACGGCCTTATACACGTTAGGCATATCAACCTCATCGTAGAGCTGTGCACACTCCTTAGAGGGCATTCTAACAAGCTGTATGGGCTTCTTGAGGTTAATCAGATAGCCCCCATCAAAAGGAGTAGTCCACGGCTTAGGCGGGATCACCATGGGCCGATTTTGGAACATGAGATTCGCAGTCTCAGTGTCCTCGTGTTCCAAATACGTCAACACATCAGGGTCAAGACAGAAAATGTAATGTACGTTTTTGTTGTCACTCATGGTTTTCTCAAGGGCGCCTAGACCGGTAGACACGATGAAAATGTCTACCAACTTAAGGCCTACTTGAACCCTGTTAGCGTTACCCCACTTGTTCCATCTCTTGAGTCTCTTTTCGTCTGCAAGGATTTTTTCTTTGTTTTCAACATAGCGCTTTTTGAACTGCATAGAAATACGCTTATCAAGTCCTGCATTGAACCTGCTAAGCTCTTTCTTATCCATGGTTGCAACTACCATCTTGAATCGAAGTTCATCCTCAATAGCTTCACCAATTGCAGATGACAATTTGGTTAAAGACACGATTCCAAGGGAATTTTCAATGATGGTTCTAATGGAAATGAACGCGATTTCTTCGGAAGACAAAGACCGAATAAGGGATGCCATCACATGACGCTTACCAGGCTTGCCAGTATCTACTTCCTTGAACCACTTATCAAGGGCCTTAGTCATGACAGGGATTGCTTCACTAATCAAGACACGACTTGCACCCATATTGCCAAGAGCACCGCTTTCAATGGCCTTATTACGCTTAGACATGAAAGCATTGAAGGCATTTTCCTTGCTTTCAAGTTCTAATTCAATTTCCCTGTCTACACGGGCTTTGCCGTATTTAAGACAAAGATCATCATATTCATTTTCACCATCAATTCTAAAACTATTCAATTTATCATAAGACATAGGGGTTACCTTTAGTTATATCTATAGATCTTTTAT